TTTCTGGCGGGTAATATTCTTTCAATCCTATTTTATTGTTGATTGTTGGCGTTTTGTGGACCATTGCTCGAAGTTTTGTGGGGTGGATGAGAGTATTTGCCGAACCTAGGAATTCACAGTTATGAGAAACAATCCCGTTTGTGTAATATTCAAAATTTGGCACGCCAACAATATCATAATAAGTGTGCTCACCTTCCATGAGTTCAATGTGGTATATTCCAACCAAACCGTTTTTTGTGATAACCTTGTTTTCTGTTTTTAATCTTGAACACTCAATCCAACCAGAATCGGTTAATATGTTATGTTTAGGAGCACAAACCAAACGATTACCATTATTTAAAACGAGTTCCATTTTACCACACTTCACAACCTTTTGCACACCAGCAAAATTTTTAAATCCGCTTGGTGTTAAAATTTCAAAATCTTGGTTCTTATAGAACATTGCGTTTTCCTGTTATTATGTTGTATATCTGTTTGGCTGTTACATTATATTTAACAGAAAACGTCTTACTAAAAGCTGTTTCATATGATATGATTTTTCCATTCTTGCTTTTTGTGCCAGCCTCTTTTATTTTTTGTTTTTTATTATATTGAGTTATTATTTCTTTACATTGTTCATCTGTTATCTTTAATGGAGAAAATCTTCTACCTTTTCTGGATACTTTAAACTTTTCAATTGTTTCTTCAGAAAAACATCCTTTTTTGTTTTTGTTCCAAGGAATTGTTCCTTTTTTGGCTCCACCAACACCAGGTCGTTTTTTTCCTTTTTGTATTTCTGACATATAGTTTGGCCCAAGACCAATTCTTTTTCCTATCAAAGCGGCTGCCGCCCAATCACCTTGTTTAATGTGTATATCAAGATGCTCAAAAATAGAAATACATTTTAAATTATCAATAGAATTATTTTTTCTATTTCCATCTATATGATGAATTTCATACCTAAATCCATATTCATCAACTGGTATTTCGCCAAAATGCGATTCCCATATTTTTCTATAATGCATTATTATTCTCCAAAGAATTAACAATCATATTTATAAATTTATTGATTGTTAATTTCTTGGTTTTTCCTGTTTTTTTGTTTCTAACTGTTATTTGTGTTTTTCCGTCAACACACTCGTGTTCCTGCCTGAATAGATCCTCAGAGGTGTTCGCAATGGTTTCTTCTTTCCACTTTTGGTCTCTTCCAGGAACCTGAGACCAGTGCACCTCAACTCTTTTATAGCTGTTTCTGCCTTCTTCTGATTCAACCCAGATCTTGTAAAACAGTTCCATACCTTTTGGCGTAGAGGTCATTACCAGCTGGGTTGTTTCACCCGAAGAAATAGTAGGATAAACTGATGCGAAGAATTCTTCCTGTATATTCCTCTCGACGTGGGCAAATTCGTCCAAATATACGCATGAATAGGTATCACCACGAGCAGCGGAGGATGAGGTAGAAGTAGCCACAATCTTAGAGCCATTTTCTAGCTCAATGTTACCTTTGTTCCATTCAGTAACACCTTGCTGCATCCACTGTGGGAGGTTTTCGAACATCTTTTGGATTCTATCCAGGATTTCTCGGGCTTTTTTGTCTTTGTTGGCCAGAATAGCCACGCTATAATGCTCGTTGAAAAGAACTCGCCAAAGAATAAATCCAGCAGTTGTGGTTGTTTTTCCGACCTGACGAGGCATCTTACAGATAACGAATCGGTTATCTGAATAGGCACTTATCATTTCTTTTTGGAAGGGATGCAGTTTAAAGTTTACAAGTCCACGGTCAACGTGGATAATTTTACAGTAAGTTTCAATAAAGTAAATGGCATCTTCTTTACACCTGATCATTTCACGAATACGATCTGGCGTCCACTCTATGGCAATGTTAGATTTCTTTAGTTTTTTATTGCCGAGGTAAGAAGTTTTCTTTGCTGGTTGCATACTATTTCTTTTTTGATTCGGAAATAAGCTTTAAGACATCAGCACTGCTCATTATAAGATTATTGTTAATGGTGCTGGGCTTCTCTTCTTGTTTCCCCATTAGTTCGTTTCTAGTTCTTCTTAACTCAAGAAGATCTTTGTTTGAATCAATTTGCATTTTTAGAAGAGTTCCAAGAACTTCATATGCTCTTGGATGCTGAGAAAGCTTGGCTACGTTAATCATCTCGGCCACAACTTCTTTGGATTCCTCAATGGTATCGATAATATTCTGTCTGGCCATCTCAAAGTCTTGTATTGCCTGATCATCGGTTTCTTCTACTTTTTGTAGAACAATAGGAGGTTTTTCTTGTTCTATTTCTTCTTCTCTTTCAATTCCAAAGATATCATCAATAGGATTTTTCATTAGATATTCTCATCAAATTGTTGTATAAAAGCATAAGGATCATTTGGATCAACTTCGTCATAAGGAACTGTTTCATTAATATCGAGAGTTGCTTGACCATTGGCTGTTTGTCCAGGTTGCACTGTAATTGTTACATTCCTATCAACATTATTTAAATTAGACAAACTACTAACTGCTGTCAACCCAACATTGGCAAATCTTATCATTTGTTTTGTTTTAATTGGACCAAACAAATAGCCTTTCAATGAGAATGAAAGAGTCCAAACAATAGTTCTTCTTTGTTGGAAGCTGCCATCATACAGATCCTGAACAATGGTATCATAAAGTACTATTGGGATGTCATAGCTTTTTGCTATTTGTGGAAGAATATTTGCTGTTACCGTAAACTCTGGGGTAAAGTAGGGAAGAATCTGTTCAACGATTTTTGTTCCATCAGCAGCATTCTTTACCATTATATGTAAAAGAAACTGGAAATCATATGGAACTGGATTATAAACATAATCCGCGTCTGTATCGGTTTTCTTTGTTATCTTTTCAATGGTATTAAGTTTCCTTTGACCATCATATTGATAACCTAAGATTTCGAAAGACATTCTTGGAAGAGTTAATGCTACTTGATTGGTAAATTCTGGATCTCCAGTCAATCTAGCCAGCATCTTTTCTTTTGGTGCATAAGTCAGAGGAACCTTAATGGTCTGAACAACGGTTCCGCTAGAATTCTTTCTCGTAAGATATATGTTATTAAACAATGTGCCAAATATGATAACATATTTTCTTATAAGATCATGTGACCAAGTTTGACCAAACATTATATCTTCCTAAAAGTGTTTGACTTCTTTTTATAAATCTGGTATAATAAAGATGTCTTTATTAATGTACCATTGTATTTATAAAACAGCTGTGTCAGATATTTCCCTCTGAAAAGGGGTCGACCTCTGTCCAGTCGAATATATTGCTTGTATTAGCCTCTTGTTGTATCTCATCAGTATCATCGATAAGATCTTGTGGTTCGTTAGTATTTGTGTATATCTGGTCTATCTCAGTTATTCCAGTATTAAATACTTCACCAGAATGTTCGAACATTTCCAGAGTTAATTCATAAAATTGAATTGCTCCTAACTGATAAAATACTGGAGTTTTATTGACATATGTAATCTGATAGATACGATTGTCAAGAGGCATGTGAATCAAATCACCTTCTCTTGGTCTTACTATATTACTATCATAATCAGTTACAGTTTGTTCGAACAATCTTTTTGCTACACAAACAATTAATGTGTCTCTAATTTCTAAATTAAATTTAGAGAGGAATACTCCATCACCTTGATAACTGTTATAAGTTCTTATGTATATGTCCATAAAGAAATTAGTATTATATTGAGATATAGAATCTTCTCCATATATCTCATCAAAATTTACCAAAGTTTTTGGAAGATAATGTACTCCATGGGCGTACATTTGAAGACTTTCAACAACTAAATTTTCAACGAGAAGCTGCTCGTTGGTGCTGGTAAAATTGTTGAAATATGGATTAGGCATTTATGCCACCATCATGTCTGGGGGCAGGCTGTAGGCATCAATCATTTTGTTTTCTAGATCGTTTATCTCTCTTTCAGCTTCTTCTTTGATAAGCTGTCCGTTGAACTGAACTCCACCAGGAAGAGTCATACCTGTAAATTTGCTTAGATTGCTACCCCACTGATACTTTATCTTGGCAGTTGTGTACTCTTGAAGCCAACGATCTCCCCAAATATCAGAATATGTGGAAGGATCAATGACTCCATGACACTCAACAACGATCCAAGATCCTTCTGAAATTCTGGACCAGTCGGTGTCGATATGCAATCTATTAGAATGTCTGCTAAATCTAACTCTTTGGTGGCCCACGAATAATTCTTGGATAAGAGCAAGATGTTCCATTGCCATATAATACGGAACCAGTTGCAGAGAAGTAAGAGTCCAGATTTCGTTCATTGCGATCTGATACTGGATGTTAAAGATATTAGAAGATTGGAACGCTGAGCCGATGGGCATAACTCCAGTAACGCCCATGATGTTTTCTGGCATGGGGATATATCTGTCAGCCTTCATCTGAGAAGTTACCTGTATTTTATAATACATTTTCTCAGAACCATCAAAATGATAGTCTTGGAAATATTTTAGGGCTTCATCAACCCTGTCGTCAACTTGTTCGTCGCTGACGTTAATCTCAATCACTGGTTTGCCCAGTTTCCTGAGGCAATATTCTTTAAAAGAATCTCTGCTATTTGGAACGGCCATGTTTTTATCCTCTAACCATTTCCATTATTTATTAAAGCGAAAAGTTGACATTATTTGATCTAGAAAAACCCCACTGTTAAGTGGGGTTTAAGTTTGTATTCTATTTTTTTAGTTATTATTGTTGGGGCGCAGATCCAACTTGTTTCTGGACCTGAGCTACTAGATTTTGCACCACTTCATTAGAAACCTTGAAGGGGAGTTCTCCGAGTCCAGCAACGATAACATTGAATTGTCTAGGATTGACAACCAGAGTTACAGTTTGTTCAGGGGCTTCAGGAGCGGCTACATTTTCTTGTTTCACGTCATCACCGATCATATTAGTATTCCTTTTCATTGTCTATTTGTTGGGGTTTATATTATTCTGGAGTGGGTTCCAGAACTTCTTCTTTTGTCTTAACCATGCCAATATTTATTCGATGAAAAAACGCATTTTTATGCTGGTTAATTCTTTCTAGTTTTTCTTGTTGTGTTGTGAGATCAAAAACATTGATTTGCTTTTCTTGTTCTAGATCTTCAGCAGAAAATTTGACAGTCATTGTGCCATTTTCTTCTTTTACGATTTCGTGTGTGATATCTTCTAATGTCATTTGTTTCCCTTTATGTGTAATAGAATTGAATTTCGCCGCGTTTACCAGCAAGAAGACTTGAACCCCCGCCGCCTGGAATTGCATCTGAAGCGCCTCCACCAGTACCTAGGCAAGCTCCACCAGCAGCTCCACCAAGCGAATAATCGTCTTCTCCAGCTTGACCATCTGTGTTTGTGGATCCTCCGCTAGCAATACCGCCAAGACCGCCGATAGCAGGTGCAAAACTACTTGAAGATCCTGCACCGCCACCACCAGCGCTGATACTTGTGATTGATAGGGTGCCACTGGTTACAGTTGAAGCAGTACCAGAGCTGCCTGCAGCGCC